ACAGCGGTTCACGCAACGGTACAGGTAAAACTACTATTGTTAATGCATTGAGCTTTGCCTTGTTTGGTAATGCTCTAACTAACATTAAAAAAGATAATCTTATCAATAAGATTAACAATAAAAATATGTTAGTGACCTTGTCGTTTAACAAAGACGGTACTGATTATCGCATTGAGCGAGGTCGTAAACCGTCAATTATGAAATTCTATGTTAATAATCAAGAGCAAAGTATAGAGTCAACTGACGATAGTCAGGGTGACATGCGTGAAACGCAGAAGGATATAGATGAACTATTGGGTATGAGTCACGACATGTTCAAGCATATTGTTGCACTTAACACCTATACAGAACCGTTTCTCAGCTTAAAAGCTAATGAGCAACGAGAAATCATTGAACAGTTGCTAGGTATAACTCTATTAAGTGAAAAAGCAGACGCACTCAAAGAACAAATTAGACAAACTAAAGAATCAATTTTTCAAGAGACTGCTGATATTGAAGCGGCTAAAAAGTCTAATGAAAAAATACAATTAAGCATAACTGGTCTAGAAACTAGACTATCGGCTTGGTACTCGCAACAGAAAACAGACTGTGAGAAAATTACAAAAAGTATTACAGAACTGCAAAGTGTCGATATTGAACGAGAATTAACACAGCATACTAAACTAAAGACCTACGTGGAGCAGGCTGCTAAAATTAAAAGTCTTAATAAAGAAAAAGCCACGCTTGAAACTGCTGTTATTCAAGCAGACAAGAGTGTTAACAAATACACTAAAGAAGTAGAACAGTTAAAAAATAAAACTTGTCCTGCTTGTGAACAAGAATTGCACAGTCATAAGCACGAAGAAATGACTGCTGGGGCTGAAAAGAATCTTGCAGATGCCTTAATTTACTTGCAGGGCGTTAGCGACAGCTATGCCAGCGTTATTCAAGAGTTAGATGTTATAGGCGATATCAACGGAAGACCAAAAACTTACTATGATACACTAGAACAGGCACTTAAACATCAAAATAATCTTGCTAGTTTAGAAACTGCGTTGGCTACAAGACAACAAGAAACAGATCCTTATCAAGAACAGATTGACGACTTACGTAATACTGCTATTCAAGAAATAACTTGGGATAATATTAATGCGTTAACCGGCATGAAGGATCATCAAGAGTTCTTGTTAAAGTTATTAACCAACAAAGATAGTTTTATTCGTAAAAAGATCATAGATCAAAACCTTGCCTATTTGAATAACAGGCTAACGTACTATCTTGACAAAATGGGGTTGCCTCATCAAGTTAGCTTCTTAAACGATCTAAGCGTTGAGATAACACAATTAGGACAGGATCTAGACTTTGATAACTTGTCGCGTGGCGAGCGTAATCGTTTAATTCTAGGATTAAGCTGGAGTTTCCGCGATGTGTGGGAAAGTCTATATCAAAGCATTAACTTATTGTTTGTTGACGAACTTATTGACAACGGATTAGATGCCGCTGGCGTTGAAAATGCACTGAGCGTACTAAAGAAAATGGGCCGTGAACGTAAAAAGAACATTTTCTTAATATCGCATAAAGACGAACTTATTGGTCGTGTTAATAATGTGCTTAAAGTTATTAAAGAGAACGGATACACTAGCTATTCAAATGATATTGAAATAACAGAGTAATGATTGAAGAACTTCACGATAAGTTAATGAAGGAGTTTCGAAGTTATTTCGAAAACTACACAGACTGGGCAACTAACGAAACTCATGCTGCTGGTAAACGTACACGGACTAACTTATCAGAAATTAGACACATAGTCTTAAAAATGAGGCAAGAAATACTAGAAACCCGCAGGCTTAAACCCAAAATTAAATCACCAAAATACAAAGCAGAGCAACTAGCTCAGAAACAACAGGCACAAGACGACTCAAACACTAACTAGTTGATGTCATGGTATTATCAAGAAACTTTAATTGAAACCCTTCCAGAAGAATGTATAGGTTTCGTCTATTGTATCACTAATAACATCACTGGTCGCAAATATATAGGCAAGAAACTAGCAAAATTCTCCAAAACTACTTACAAAACAGTAAAACAAAAAAACGGCATAAAGAAGAAAAAGAAGATTCGTTCTAAAATTGATTCTGACTGGCGTGAATACTATGGCTCAAGCGACCATCTAACAAAAGATATAGAAACTCTAGGCGCAGAGAATTTCAAAAGAGAAATACTTTACTACTGCACATCAAAGGCTGAATGCTCATACATAGAGGCAAGAGAACAATTTACAAGACGTGTTCTCGAAAGTGACGACTACTACAACGGACAGATATCTGTTCGTGTACACGGAAGTCACATTAAAGGCAAACAACTAAACGGTTAAAGCTCGCACAGGCTAATTTCGTGTGCCGAACAGAAGAAACCTGGACCTAGTGTCGCAGGGATCCGTAGACTCTTGCCGTTAAGAGCACTCAATCACTATCCTTAACAGGACGAGGATCGCAAAGCTGCCGCGGTTTGATTGTTTAAAGGAAATACAGGCAAAAAGAGGGAGAAATACCCACGTTTGCAAGCATGTTAGCGTATGTTTGTAGACCGCCGTCATATAAAGACACAGCTCGAGGTACCGGATGACCGCCTCTGTAATGCTGTAACGCTAAGTGATAAAGGTGCAACTCAGATAATGTTGATTTTATTTCTTTGCCCGCAAGGGCAAAGTGTGACTGAACAATCTAGATAATATTTAAATGCTTCGCATTAATCATTATTAAGTAAAAAAAAATAGTTCGAGCGCAAGCGAAGAACAGATGTACGCAGTACATCATTAACTAAATATAATACTATGAAAGTTTATCAAATTATTAAGGAAGACTACGACTTTAGAGTAGGTGATAGCCCTGCTTCAGCAGCAACTGATGTTGTAAAAAGTGCTGGATCTGCTGTAAAAGATGTTGCTGGATCTGCAGGTACTAGTTTCTCTAACTTTTACAAAGAACTAGGAATAGATACAAAAACTTTAGTAGTAGGTAGTGTTGCCGCTGGTATAACTGTAGCTGGCCTAAGTAAAATTGCTTCTAAGTATTCTGAGAAGTATGCAACATCGATAGAAAAAAACGGCAAGATAATGAAGTTGTATGGCGCATGGGGTAAAGTGTTTACCGTTATTGGCTTAGCAATTGCAATATCACAACTATATGCCGAACTAGCAGTAGTAGAAGCTATGTATGTACAAGGTAAATTGCCTGGAGACGACGGCGGTGCTGAAATGCTACAACAGCACCGCGAGTTTGCATTTGGAGTATTTCAAGTTCAAATATTAACTCCGCTGATAGTAAAATTACTTAGCCGAGTCATTGGAGCAACTACTTTAATAAAATGGTTTATTCGAGCACTAGGTGGAGTTAGTGTTTTTGCTAGTATGGGTGCAAGCATTGTGGCAATTGCTGCATCTGAAGCATTTACACGTTGGCTACAAGCATGGTTAGGGTCTGGTCCAGGAAAAGACTTTATTGCAAAATATATATTTGACGTTATACGTTTTACAGGTAAACCATTAGAATCGTTCTGGAGCGATATTATGGGATTCTATAAAGGTGCTGATGTTAAGAAATACGGCAGCGAAGAAGGCGCCAAAAAAGCCAGTGCTGAAAGAGAAAAGAAGAAACAAGATAATGATACTGGTGTAGGAAGCCTGTCAGGTAAAACTGCAAAAACTGGACAAGTTAACGGGATTGTAGTGACTGATGCACAAGGATACTTGTTGCCGGCATTAAAACTAATGGCTGATCAAGAACTACAGCAAGCTCGTCGTGATGCAATTAAAGCAGGTACACCGGACCCATTAGCTAAATTTCCTATACGTCCCGGACAAAAGCTACCTGAAATTATTTAAATTATAGGCATACCACTTTTCTTAGTAGTTTCAATATTTTCTTTAATAATTTCGTTGATCAACATTCTATCTTCATACGAATAAATGTGGAAGAGATCTTGACTAGATACTCCTCCTCGCATGTACCAACTTAGTCGAAAAATTTCATCTTTTATGCCTTTGGCTTCTTGCGAGAGGTAGTCGACATACTTCTCAATTTCAGAATTTGAAAGTCGCAGAAGCCTTATGCGAAAAAATTTGCTTGATCCAGTGTCACGGTCACAGTACTTTCAGTACCACAGCTAGCGCATTTAACTGGTTGACTTGGAATATTCCAAGCTTCTTTATTTTCTTCTAACTTAGTTTTAACTAGTTTGTAAGTGTCTCTGTCAGCATTACGCATCCATTCTTCAATAAATTGTTTTTCTGTGACAGTTTGTCCGTCAACTTGTACACTTTCAACTGCTGTTAAAAATAATTGTAGCTGTAGTTCTGACAAGTCTTTATAAATCTGATCGATAGTCTGTTGTTTTTCTTCTTCTTTTAACTCAGCACTTTGATATAAAGTCTTTTGTAATTTAAAATTTTCTATACTAAAATAATTCATTTCTTCGTACTGTAAAGGACGGATTCTAATAGTTAATGATTCATCTACTGGTATAGTATTAATGAATTTTAAATTATTAAAGTAATCTAACAGTTTGCCTAACTCAACATCGTAATCATTTTCTGTAGCACAATTACCGCAAGTTTGAGTCACCCCCATTTTATCGCCAAATGTTGCAATTCTAATAGCAATAAGAATAGCATCAATATCAATACCTGGCATATGTTTAGCATTTTTAATGTACGGACAGCACGATTCAATAACTTTAGCTGTAGACTCACCTGTAAATAAGGCATCAGGAGTCTTCATAATGATTTCATCCATACCACTCATGGCAAACACGGGTACATTATTATAATCCCCCTGTAATGATCCGGGCTCGTAATACAACCCTTTGCTAGGCAATGAAATAAACACTTTTGGTTGTCTAAAGTATTTTTGTAATGGGTTAAGTTGGCTCATAATTAGTTCCGATAAATATATTATCGTATTTATATGCGCAGATTTCACTAGGAAAAATAATGGCAGAAGAAATTGATTATAAAAAATTAGCCGAAGCGCAGGCAATAGCTAATGCCAAATATCTAAAACAGGGGGGTAGTGGCGGGGGCGGCAAAGGTACCGGAATGGGTGCTATTGACGTAGGTGTTGACACGTTTAAAAAAGCAATTGATCCTTTTGGATCTGCTATAGGTGTGGCGGGTAAAGGAGTCTCAGCACTATCTGATGCACTCAATGAAGGCAAAGATGCATGGCGCGATCTAAGTAAATCTGGCGCAGGTTTTAATAACGACATTATAGGTATGACCGTTGCCGCAGCCGGCTCACGTTTACCATTACGAGAATTTGCAGGAGTTATAAAAGACAACACAGACATACTAGGACAACTAGGTGGAAGTGTAACTAGAGGTGCAGAATCTTTTGCTAAGATGAGCAAAGGTTTCTTTGAAAGCGGAGCCACTGACAGTTTAAAACAATTAGGCTATACAAATAAAGATCTAAATGAAGTATTGGCTTTACAAGCAGTTACACTTCGCGGCAAGTTTAAAGACGATCAGCAACGTGATGCAGTAGCATATGAAAGTGCTACTAAGCTAGCAACTGAAATGGACTTGATGGCCAAACTAACTGGCAAGAGTCGTGAAGCTCAAATGGAGCAGATGAAAAAGAATCAAATGGACATGCAGTTTGAAGCTGCCATTAGGTTAAAAACTGCTGGAATGAGTGCAGAAGAGGCTGCTAAGTTTGAAGCTAATGCTAGGATGCAGTTAAAAGATGCACAGCTACGCGGCTCAGGTGATATGTTTAAAGAAGTATTTGCCACAGGGCAGATAATGAGCAAAGAAGCGGCAATGCAAGCAGCCGTTAATCAAGAACAAGCTGAAGCTACAATGAAGCAAGCTAGGGCTAGTGCAATTGGTGATGAGAACGCTGCTAATGCTGCTAACAGAGAAGCACAACGAGCAGCGGTAGCCGATGCAAATAATACTACTAAATTAGGTATGGTAGCATTAGGTGCTGCTGGCGGTGCCGCAGGTAAAGCACTTACTGACTCTATGGGTGCTCAAATAACTTATACTAAGAGTTTAGAAGCTACTGCTGTTGCTAATGGATACGATTTAAAAACAAAAGAAGGCCTTGCTAAAGCTCAAGAAAAAATGGAAGAAGAGGCTAAGAAAGCCCAATCAGGACAAGATAAAGATGGCAAGCAAGTAGATGGAGTGACAAAAGCTGCAGTGACTCTTGAAAATACTGTTGATAAAGTACGTGCAGGATTAACAGCTGGATTATTAGAACCATTAAACAAAGAAGTTGGCCCTAAGCTAGGAGAATTTGCAAAAAATGTAGATGCAATGAATAAAAACTTTGGCGGCAGTGGTAAAGATACTAGTAGAGCTATTGAAGATTCAACTAAGAAAGGTTTTGCAGGAGGAGTTAGCGATAAAACTACTAACAGGTATGAACGAGAACCTGGTGCAGGTGGTCCATTAGGTATTGCAGAAAGTGTAGGTGGCTTAGCCGGAGGTGGAACTAGATTATTAACTGGTGGGATTGATAAAGTAAATCAATACATGGAGCCTAAAAAACGCCAAGGCGGTTCTATGGATATGACTGGCGGTATGTTTGAAAATTGGGGCAAGGGCGAAATGGTTGAGTTGCATGGCATGGAAGGTGTTATGCGTCCACAAGATATTGAAAAGATTGTTGAAACTTCACTGGGTGGAGCTAAAAAATCTTTAAGTTCTGCTAGTGCAGGTGATATTAGCAAATCTATAAGCAATATGCCGATGCCTAAATTTGAAATGCCTAAATTTGAAATGCCTAAGATGGAAATGCCTAAGATGCCTAAGATGGAAATGCCTAAGATGGAAATGCCTAAGATGGAAATGCCTAAGATGGAAATGCCTAATCTAACTGCTGGTGGTGGAATTGGCGGAGGCATGGGGGGTCTTGATTTAAGCAGCATAACTAAAAATCTCAATACATCTTTTAGTAGTTTAACATCTGGTATTAAATTACCAGACATGAAAGAATTATCAATGCCTTTTAGTTCTGCATTTAAAGATTTTAATCTAAGTTTCAGTTCAATAACCAAAGACGGTGCAGAAAAGATTGCAAAGACTCCTATCCCTAAAGAACCGTTTGACGAGTTTGGCAGCAACTTTGACGAAGTAGTTGCTAAGATGGCTGCTGATGTATCCGATGCAATGCCATTAGATGCAATGGATCAAAATGCCGCTGCTTTAGAGTATGCATCAAAACGTAGAGCAGAACTTGAACAGCTAATGTCAGATGGCCAAGCAAGGACTGGTAAAGAATGGGATGAAATTTTTGACGAAGCAGAGCAACTAGATGGTCAAATTGACAAGTTAGTCACAAAGCAGATAGAAGCAATGACCAACTACAGCGATGGTTGGGATGAATCTGGCAACATGATGGATAAAATCAATAGTGATATTGTAGAAGCTGTTGGCGGATCTAAATCTAAAATTGCACAAGATAAAATTGATGCTGCGATTGAAGAAAAGAAAAAAGCAAATGAAACTATAGCGTTTATGCTTAATAACATTGCAGACGAGGACTGGGACGATGAAGCTCAAGCTGCATGGGACGAGGCAATTGATCGTAGAGATGCTGCAAAAGAAAAGTTAGATAAAGTTATAGAAGAGTCAATTGGCGATCTAGCAGACGGATTTGATGACTTTGGCGACGGGTGGAATGATTCTGTTGACAAAATCACAGCTGACATAGCTGACTCTTTACCAGTAGATACTGAGTTTGGGGATCTTGACGGTGCAATAGCTAAACAAGCATCTATGCAA